CGGGCTGGCAACCCGCCAGAACTCGCAGTACGGCGGGGCGACGATGAACCAGATCGGGGAAACCGACGATCTGGTGGGGCAGGCCTTCACGCCTTCCAGCATCGCCACCATCACGCCGGTCGAGTTCGGCGCGCAGTACTTCCTGACAGACAGCCGCATCGAGAGCGACCCGTTCGCGGTTCGCGCCGACGCAGCCGCCGACCTGGGCGGCGCGATGGCGACCAAGATCGAGACCTCCCTGATGGGCCACTTCAACGCCTTCACCGGCGGGACCATCGGCGCGTCCGGATCGGTCTGCACCTGGGCTTATGTTCAGGCGATGGAATCCAACCTGCGCAGGCAACTGGCCCCGTATCCCTACGTCCTGGTCCTCAGCCCGGCTCACTGGTATCAGCTCGGCAAGGCCGCGTCGGTGGCTTCCACCTCCGCGACCAACGCAGCCCCCAGCCTGCTTGAGGCTGTCAATACGTCGTTCTATGTCCGCACGGTCGGCGGCGTGTCCATCTTCGTTTCGGGCAACGTCGAGACCTCGGGCAACGACGCGTATGCCGGGATGTTCTCCCGTGACGCGCTGGCCTATGACGTTCGCCGGGCTCCACGATTGGAACCCGAGCGCGACGCCTCACGGCGCGGCTGGGAACTCAACTTGTCAGCCGTTTTCGGTCATGGCGTTTGGCGGCCCCTCTTCGGCGTCTGCGGCGTGTTCGACAACCAGGCCCCGACAGGAGTGTAGACAATGGCTACTAATTCTCCCATCTGCGTGGTTGCCAATGTAGGCGTTTTCACCAACGCCCTGCAGCCCATCTTCCAGGTCCCCGCCGGGCACGGCGGCTATACCCTTGTCGCCGCCGACTCATCGATGTACACCGCCGGGACCGCCCAGCTCTACATCGTCAATGGCGGCGCAGCTGGCACGTCAACGGACGGCGGCACAGCAGCCACCGGCGCGGGTACGGCTTACGTCGCCAAGACCCCGCAGGCTATGACCATCACCGCCGCTTCCGCTTTCTTTGACGAAGGCGAGTGGATCGTGGTCAAGGAGGGCAACGTCGGATCCACCGTGACGTTGACCCAAGTCTCCCTGTGGCTCCTACCGGGTAAGTAACCCACCACAAAACGAGGGGCCGGCTAAATACCGGCCCCTTCGGACAATTGAATCATGCGCCTCTGTTGGCTTTCAAATTGCCCCTGGACACCCTACGGCTACGGCGTACAGACCGGCTTGTTTACTCCCCGCCTCGTTGCGGCGGGCCATCCCATCGCCGTCATTTCGACCTACGGGCACCAGGGCGTCCCGATCACATGGAACGGCGTGCAGGTATACGGCAGCGCCATGCACCCCTATGGCATGGACATCATGCACGGCCATTCCGAGCAGTTCAAGGCCGACGCGCTCCTGACCCTGCTTGACGTGCAGGTCATGGAGCCGGATGCGCTGCAAGGTACGCGCTGGATCTCATGGACGCCGGTAGACCATGTGAACCTCCAGCCCGTCGTACTGGAGAAGGTGCGCCGCGCCGACATCGTAATAGCGATGAGCAAGCACGGGCGCGACCAGTTCCAGCAGGCGGGCATAGACAGCGCATACATCCCGTGCGGGGTGGATACGGGCGCATACCACCCCCTTCCGATGGCCGAGGCGCGGCAGGCGATGAAGTTACCGGCAGATAAATTCATTGTCGGCATGGTGGCAGCCAACAAAGGCAGCCCCAGCCGCAAAGCCTTCCAAGCGAACATAGCCGCCTTCGCCGCGCTTCGCGCCAGACACCCTGATTGCCTGCTGTATTTGCACACCCGTGACGGGATCGCCAACGGCCCCGGCTGGGACACCGAGAACCTTACGGCCTACTGCGATGCTTTGGGCTTGCGCTGGGGCTACAGCCTCATTCACGACGCCGACGGCCTTGACGTGCTCTTTGCCCACCAGTACGGGCTAGCGCTCGGCTACGACACTTCCATGATGGCAAACCTGTATTCAAGCATGGACGTTCACACGCTCGTCACGATGGGCGAAGGCTTCGGCATCCCGCTGATCGAGGCGCAAGCCTGCGGCACGCCGGTCGTTACTGGCTCGTGGACCTCCATGCCCGAATTGTGCTTCTCCGGCTGGAAGATAGACCACCGCGACGCTGAAATGCTATTCACCCCGATGGACGCGTTCCAGGCCCTGCCCCACCCCGGCGCGATAGCCGAGGCGCTGGAAGCAGCGTACCAGGCGAAGGGCGTGGACAGCATCCGGGCGCGGGCGCGCGAGGGCGCGATGCAATACGATGCGGACCTCATCACCCGCGACTACTGGTTGCCCTTCCTGCAAGAAGCGGAGGCCAGGCTTCAGGAGCCGATTGCGATCGAGAACTTTGACCGCAATATGGCGGTGCTGCGATGAACGACGCCATCCTGATACAGCAGGTATCGGCGGGCGAGGGACACCCGGACGAGGCGGACTACCGCGCCATGCTCGACTTGACCCAGGACCGCCACGCGGAATACTGCCAGGCGCACGGCTTCGACTACGAGCTGCAGCGCGTGGGCGATCCGCGCTATCCGGCCAATACCGGCGCATGGGTCAAGGTCAAGCTGATGCTGGAGGCCATGCAGAAGGGCTACCAGTCCGTTGTGTGGCTGGACACCGACGTGCTTGTTTGGGACATGGACGCCGACCTGCGCGGCGCGGTGCGGCCCGGCAAGGTGGGGCTGTGCTGGCAGCGCATCCCGCAATTCCCGCAAGGGCATTGGAATGTCGGCGTGATGTACGTCGATAACACGCCCGGCACGCTCGGCTTCATGCGCGACTGGCTGGCGGCTTACCCGCCCCCCGCGGACGGCTGGGGCGAGCAGGGCGTATTCAACCGCCTGGCCGCAAAGTCCCCGCTGGTTGAGACCGTATCCGACCGCTGGAACGCGACCATTGACGTTTCGATGGTCCCCGACGCGGCGGTGCTGGGCTTTCACGGGCAGGGGCCGGGATCGCGCCGGCTGGCGCTGATGCGCAAGGCTATACAGATGGCCGAGGCGCGGGAAAAGGTGGAGGCATAGATGGCTCGCTCAGGCATGACGGCACTTATCGAGGAACTGCGCGGGATGGGCGAGGCGGGCACGGCGGACTACACCGCCGGGACGACCTCTTACTGGTCCGATAACGCGCTCCAGGACATCCTGGACATTCACCGCGTCGACGTGGTGCATGAGCAGCTGCAATCCTTCCCCACCATCGTCACGGGCGGCTCGCTCAGTTACCGGGATTACCGCTCGGCCAGCGGCTACTTCGAGGCCACCACCGGCGGGACAGACATCTTCTATGTCCAGAACGGCGGCGGGACCACGGTAGGAACTGCAACCTACACCCCGGATTACAGGCGCGGGCAGGTCATCTTCGGAAGCGACCAGGCCGGGACGGTCTATTACCTTACGGGCCGCTCCTACGACCTGGACGCGGCGGCGGCGGACCTGTGGCGGCGCAAGGCCAGCCACTACGCCAACTCGTTCGACTTCTCGACCGATAACCACTCGGTCAGCCGCTCGCAGGTCTACCAGCATTGTCTTGATATGGCGGCCCACTTCGAGGGCAAGAGCACCCAGGCGGTCGAGGTAGGCAGCCTGTTCCGTGGAGACATTGACTAGTGACCGCGATTGACACCGCCATGCTTGCCGCGATGCGGTCTGCCATAGCTGACTTATTACCAGATACCTGCGTGATCCTCAGTATCACCGAGACGCCGGACGGGGCGGGCGGAGTGACGCAGAGCTGGGGCACGCTCTCTAGCGGCGTATCCTGCCGGCTGGACGTGAAAAGCGGGATGGAGCAGGTCGCGGGCGGGGCGCTCGTGCCATACAAGCGCACGATGCTATCTGTCCCGTATGACACGACCATTACCGAGGCCCACCGGGTCGTTCACAGCGGCGGGACGTACAACGTCATCGCCCCGCCCAATACGGGCCAGTCGTGGATCGCGGTCAAGCGCGTGGAACTGGAGCGGGTCAATGGCTAGTTACGTCAAACTCGACACTCGCAAGCTGGACGAGCTCATCCGGCAGGCGCGCCCGCAGGCGGGCGAGGTCGTGGAAAAGTACGGCTGGCAGATCGCCGGGGAAGCGGCCAAGAATGCCCCGGTGGATACCGGCGCGCTGCGCAACAGCATCACGTCCGAGAGCCACATGGAAGGCGACTTGACCTTCATCGCGCAGGACGGCGTGGAGTACGGGATCTTCCAGGAACTAGGCACGAGCAAGATGCCCGCGCAGCCGTTCCTTATCCCGGCCCTCGAAGCCTGGCGTAACCGCTTCTTGGATGCGTTTCGGGAGCTGTTCCGATGAACGCGCTTAATTCCGCAATCTACAGCCGCTTGCAGACCACCTCGGCGCTCACGGCGCTGCTGTCGGGCACTACGGCTATCTATCACCAGAAGGCCCCGGATAACGCCACGCTGCCCTACGTAATCTGGAACACTCAGGGCGGCGGTGACGAGAACCTGTCGCCGCACCGAACAAAGAACCTAGTCGTGTACGTGCGGGCTTACTCAGGAGTAAGCGCGCTTCAAGCGGGCAGCATTGACTCCCAGGTGGATACTGCCCTGCATCTTTCCCCGCTGACGGTCACAGGCTGGACGGACTTCTGGCTGGCGCGGGAGACGGACATAGAGCTGGTGGAAACCCAGCCGAACGGACAATACATATTCAACCAGGGCGGGATGTATCGCGCCCGCCTCGAAAGGAACTAGACAATGGCAGAGTTTATCCCCGGCCCGCTCGCAGTTTGCACGTGGACTTACAGCGGTGGAACGCTGAACCTTGCGCCGGATCTGCGCAGGTTTACGTGGACCCCGCTCAAAGACTTCGCTGACACAACTGCCGGAGCGGACACCTCCAAAGGCCGCCTGCCGACCATCACCGACGCTACGGCGAATGTTGATCTTGTCGGGCAGACCAGCGCGACCAACGGTACAGCCTTCGCCGCCGGACTCGCGGCGGGCCAAGCCGGAACGCTGATCTATGGCCCCGAAGGGACCGCGACAGGCAAGCGC